TTATGGGGATATCACAGATGTCGAGGATGGGTATGACATCAAGATTGAGCGCAAGGGCAAGGGTAAAACTGATACAGATTACCAAGCACGCGCTGCCAAGAACTCCTCCCCGCTATCCGATGATCCCGATAAGGTGGAAGAATGGCTGAATGCTGCTAAGGATGTATCCTATGTGGAAGTCAGCACTAATCCTGACGAGGATGTGGAGTTGGCAGAGGGACATGCGGTTTATGTCTTACCCTACAAGCGTCTTGAAAAAGAGCTTGATCTTGATAATCTGGAATTGGGCGAGGATGTGGAGGATGAAGATGAGGAAGAAGAGGAGCATCCTACACGTAAAACATCTCACAAGGTTGAAGAAGCAAGCGAGGATGATGAGGAAGAGGATGATGAGGAAGAAGAAACTCCTCCTGCTCGCAAGCCTGCCAGTCACACTGCGCGTCGCTCTACCCGCCGGTAATATGTTATAGAGCCTATACCACGGTATAGGCTCTATATTTCCAAAACTAGAGGAGATGTGATATGGCAGATAACCTAGTTGCTACCCCTACTGTTAAGACAGTTCCAGTTGCACTTATAGAGGATTTTCTGGTTGCTATGCATACGGCAATAGCTGCGGCTATGTTAAACGCCTCGAGTGAAAATGTGCTTATAGCAGGGGATAACTTATGCGAATTATTCTGCAATCTACTTGAATTTCATCCGGAACCGATAGTAAGGGCGTGGATGCAAAACGAACTTCGGACTTTGGATAAAGGACAACTGGCATGGTACTCAAAGTAGCAACAGTAACGACAACGATGTGGATAATTTTGATAGCGCTAATCACCATATGGATTTTGGCAGTCAGTCCTATAGTGAATTGCATAGCGGATGTACTGGATAGTTTACCATTGACTAATCATGCTAAGGAAAGCCATGCTAGCGAGTCCTGGAATGCCGCCACGATCAAGGACTATATGACCAAACGTGCTTGCACTCCTTCTGAGTATATGTGTGCAGATAACGATACCGAAATCGCCTATTGCGAAATCAAGCCTGGCTATAGTATCGGATTGGTGGTTGGGCGCACAGTCCGGCAAATTATAACGGGCTTTGCTGGCCCAACGAACTTTTGGCAATCAAGATGCCCATGAATATCTTTACTGCTAGTGATATTGGTTTGCGGTGTGAATTTTGGATGGCTGGACGCGCTACAGGTATTGGGGTGAATAGAGGAGGTTGGGAATGGTTTAGATATATAGGAAATATTGTTAAAATTAATACTAAAACTATCGATATCGAGTGCCTGGATCGTATTAGACGTGTTAATAAAGACAGGGTAGTTAGTATAGAGCGAACTAAATGAATCCTATTCGCGTACTCCACTTTGCAGATTTCCATTTAGGGATAGATACAGTTGGTCCTATGGATACGGAAACAAGGCTCAATGGGAGAATCCTAGATTATTTGGATAGCCTTGATGCTTTGGTGGAGTATGCTATAGGAAATGATGCGGATTTAGTAGTGTTTGCTGGAGATGCCTTCAACAAGCACAATCCAGAACCTACGTATCAGAGAGAGTTTGGAGAGAGGATAGTGAGATTGGCAAGCCACTGTCCTCTCGTTTTATTGGTTGGAAATCATGATATGCCAGGAGCCATAGAAAAAGCTTCATCAGTGGATATTTATGAAACACTAAAAGTTCCAAACGTTCATGTAGGCTGGCAGTATGAGAACCTAATGATAGAAACTAAGCGGGGGAATATACAGGTTACGACATTCCCATACCCTATAAAATCCCAATGGTTATCAGCTAAAGAAACTGCTAAACTATCATCAGATGGTATAAAACTGTTATGGAAGAAGAAGATTTCCAAAAAGCTAAAGGAATTGGGGAATGGTATAGACAGAGATATTCCTTCAGTGTTATTAGGACACGTTTCAGTTTCTAATGCTATTTATGGCAGTGAAAGACCTTATATTATCGGATGGGATGCAGAAGTAGAATTGGGGGATTTGCTATCTCCTTGGAATTATGTGGCATTAGGACATTTGCATTTACATCAAGATTTGACTAATAATGGAATTGATACTGTTCCAGTAGTGTATTCAGGGAGTTTGGAGCGCGTAGATTTTGGCGAGGAGAATGATGCTAAAGGTTTTGTATGGGTGGAAATAAAAGGTACAGATGATGTTTGTTTCGAGTTTGTAGAAGTTGATGCCAGACCGTATAAAACCCTACGATTTGATTTTACAGGCGGTGTAAAACGTCCTACCGAAAAGATATTGGAAAAGATAGAAAATACAGGTTTGAAAAGCTGTATCGTTAGAGTTATTGTAGATATAAAAGACGAAGACGCTGATAGAATTAGGCAGCAGGATGTCCATGAGGCTCTGACAAAAGCCGGAGTATGGGCCATACATAGTATACAGATAAAACGTATTGTCGGGGAGCATACTATGCGGTTAGATGTTCCAGTGGCATCTATGACGCAGATAGAATTGTTGGATGCTTACTTTGAGCATAATGAAATCTCAGGAAGCAAGAAGGCAAGTTTAATTAAAGCAGCGAAAGATATAATGAGTGAGGATTGATATGGATAATGATCTTGGAGCTGTAAGTTGTGATGATATTGGGGATATGGATAGTTGCGAGGATTGCGATGTGGATTATGCAGAGAGTTTAGGAGATGCCGATGGATAATATATTAGTCACATTGGTTGTTATAGCAGGTTGTGGTGCAGTTACATTGGTTGTGGTAATTGTAAGCGCGGCTATTGCTGCAAAATTACTTGGAAAAGTTACTGCTGATGATGAATTGACGGCTGAGATTATCTATAGAGTTATGCATACCAAGGATGGAATTGAACCATGACAATCCAAGATATCTTATCCGATATACGCAAGAAGAAAATTGATGTAACACTACTATCCGAGGATACCAGTCCTTGCACGGTATCTGACTGGATATCTACAGGCTGTCTTGCTTTGGATAGGATATGCGGTAAGGGTTTGCCCGTAGGAAGAGTGGTGGAAATCTTTGGAGATGAATCTACAGGTAAATCCCTTATAGCAGAACAATTAGCATCGGTGGCGCAACAGGATGGGCACATCGTAGCCTATGCGGATACAGAGACGGCTGTATCTAAGGATATGATGGAAGAGGTGGGGGTGAATATAAAAGAGTTAATCTACGCCTCTCCAGACACGGTAGAAGATGTTTTCAAGTTTTTCGATGCCCTGATAGAATCAAAGCGGGATAGAAGTCCAGAAACCGTATTGGTATTGATATGGGATTCTATAGCTGCTACATCATCGCTTCAAGAAATGGAAAAAGATTATGGGCAGTTGGGATATCCCAGTCAAGCAAAATTAATATCTCAGGGCTTGCGTAAAATAACGCGTATGATAGCCAAAGATAAAGTTTGTTTAGTATTATTGAATCAGATACGCGAGAATATTGGGGTTATGTATGGGCCAAAAGTTACGACCTTCGGGGGTTGGGCAGTAAAATTCCATGCTTCTATAAGGATAGAATTATCAAAAGCTGGAAAGATAAAGATGGCCGATAAGAAAACTGTAGGGATAAGTACACGGGCTGTAACCGTGAAGAATAAACTTTCTATGCCATTTCAGGAAACGGTATTACCGATATATTTTGGGCATGGTATAGACGATGCTAGGGCAACATTGAATTATCTCAAAGAGCATGATTTGATGGTATGCCCCAAAGGAGCTAGGGAGTATACGATTGCCATTGATGGGGCAGATGTTAAAGTAAAGTCATCCGAGTGGCAGACTTTTTATGATGAAAATTATGATGCCATAGAGAAGATGGTATTTTCTGATTCATCCTATAATTCTGAAGATGTTGTTGCGGAAGATGAAGAATGACAATACTTATCGTAGATTCTAACAATCTTTGTCACCGCGCCAGGCATTCCTTTAGCCTATCTAACAGAGGGATGGATACATCTGTCACTTTCGGGTTCTTGAAAATACTAAGTAGTTACATTTCCAAATGGAAACCATCATCGGTAGTTATCTGTTGGGATGGAGGCATACCAGAGTTTAGGCGGCAGGCTGTTCCTGAATATAAGGCTAACAGGCATCAAGATGAAGATCCAGATGCTTATGAGGATTTCTTAAGGCAAGTTAGGGAGTTGCAGAACGTGGCAATTCCGCTATCTGGTATGGTAAATGTGCATAAGCGAGGAGTTGAAGCGGATGATTTTATGTATCACGCTTCCAGGATGCTAGATGGGGAGATTATCATTATAACTACGGATAAGGATTTGCTACAATGTGCTAATGATAGGGTATCTGTATATAATCCTACTAAGGATTTGTTATACACGCCAGAAATTATTGAAGAAGAGTTTGGTATAAAAATGCAGGATATCGTGGATTGGAGGGCTATACAGGGCGACAGTTCTGATAACATAGCTGGAGTATCGGGGATAGGCGAGAAAACTGCCACGAAGCTTATGCAGCAATATGGGGATTTATGTACTATCTATAATGCAGCTATGGGTAAAAGTCCTAGAGGTAAACCATCTGATAAGATTTCCAATGCTATAGTAGAGTTTGGTTGGGATAGGTTAGTAAAGAATATAAAGATAACCGCTTTATATGCTGATAGGGTTGGAGCCAGGCAAACTATAGAAAAAGCAGTTGAAGATTATAAACGTTTGGACGATGACAAGTTTTATGATTATCTATACAAGAATGATTTTGTAACCTTAGCAGACGGGAATTTTGTAAGTAATCTACGGAAATTGCGCAAGCCTGATTTTGCTGTAGATAAGTATGAAGATATGAAGCGGTTTCCGCTAGTTGTAAAACGGGAGGCTATATGATTACGTTGGTAGGTATTGACCCTGGAATGAGTGGTGGGATAGCTATAATTAGGGATGGGGACGTTACATCTCTATTTCCTATGCCGGTAATAGATAAGGGTATGAATGCTAAGGCTATTAGAGATATCATACATGTTGCAGATTTTGTAATAATGGAAAAGGCATCAGCAATGCCAAAACAAGGTGTGACAGGTGTATTTCACTTTGGTGAAGGTTATGGGATGCTACAAGGTATAGTTCTAACGCTTGGAATACCATTGCGGTTGGTTACTCCTCAAGCTTGGAAAAAGGAAATATTGGCAGGTACTACTAAGGACAAGGCTGCCGCTATAGATTATGTTATGCGAGTATACCCAAGTGTAAATCTAATTCAGCCAGGACATAGAAAACCGCACGATGGGATTTGCGATGCTGTATGTATAGCAGAGTATGGATATAGGACATTTGCATGAAAATATATATTAGACTTTTAGGTGCATTAATAATTGTTATAGGAATGGTCTATACTTTTTATATTCAATTCATGAATATAGATATGACGCAAACTAGACTATTCATAACGTTTTGGAGGGAATGGTTAGTAATCTTTACCATAGAAATTTTAGGATCTGCTATAGTAGTTTTATCTAAAGATGAAAAATGATATTCGCCTGTGCAGAAGTCACCGCTCTTGTACTGGATTGGCAGCAAACCAGATCGCAAGAGATGCTAGCCAAGATACTTGAAAAATCAAATGCCTTGATAGAGGCAGTTGTATCTGGCTATAATCCTGTAGACAGGGAGGATATGATACAGGAAGCCAGAGCTAGGATAATCTATGCGCTCCCGCACTATGATCATAACATTTCTATTCTATATAACTACTTTGCGGCAGTCATACATAATTGTTGTGTAACCTATAACCTTAGAGCCTGGAAACATGATTATGAAGATTTAGAAACCCGGACTGAAAGCTGTATAGATAAATATGACGAATCTGAGATATTACAGGATTTGGTTGTTAGAAATAGAGTAAGATTTCCATCAGTGGATGTTTGGTGTATAGATAAGGCTAGTGGGTTAATACATGATGGATTGATAAATGGGGGTTCTAGCAGGGTTATAGTGGTTAGTATAGCAGAGGGATGTAGTATAGATCGCAGGATTGCATCTGTGATTTATCAATCATCTATGATATATCTTCGGACGCGTTATAGTTCTTATTCTGAGATGCCGGATCCAGAAGCTGATGAGTATTCTGCTATGCTAGATATTCGTGAATTGGTAGGGGTGGAAAACTATATTCGCTTATTGGGAGCTTGTCGAAAACTTAATATACGTATCCTCTGAAGGTATATATTACTAGAGGATATTATGCCGTCAACTGTTCTATGGAAAGCCGTTAAGCCCACCAAACTGAAAGTAGATGTTTTTCGTTCGGAATTTCTTAGTGCATTACACTCTAT